CATACAATCGACTAAACTTATATGAGCAATTGGCTTATGATAGTATGTTGGATTCTATGTATAAAGATAACATGATATTCACTGCATATGATTTAAATGGCCGAAAGCGTACAGAATTAGCAGGGATTTTAGGATCCATTATGGGAGGAAAGGATAATTATGGTATGACTAATAGCAACAATATGGTTGCAAACATCATGATGCCACGAAGTGATACTGACATCGATCATCATAAACATGAATTCGTTACATCCGAAGAATCACTAATGAGTCGAGGTAATGGAAGTTTCGGCAATGCGGTCGGTTCGGGTATGGCCACAATGGTTTCGGGAGTATTTGATAATATTAGTAAAGGATTCTTTGCGGATCATGGGGAAGCCATAGGAACTCCAACAAGAGCTACGTATAAAGGGGCGGATCATCGAACGAAGACATTTTCTTGGAAATTGACACCAAGGAATGCAAAGGATCTCAACGCACTATTATCCATATTGAAAGTTTTCGTAATTTTATCATATGGTAATAGTCATAAATCAAAAGAAGTGTCGAAGGGGATCAGCGGTGTTCAAAATTGGGTAGAGGCAAACATTTTCTCCAACTTCAGAAGTGAGGGAAATCAGACTGAGACAATTACCAACTCAATTCTAGAATCGTTCAAGTATGTTAAGGTTATGTCGAATCCAACGTTATGGTTCATACGAAACTATAACCATGGATCTTTGGGTGGTCAAAATTCATCGATATTCGGACCAGCGAATATTGTGGATATCAAAGTCAACTCAACTCCCGATGGTCATTTTAATGGTTTGGCTAAATACCCAAATTTTTCATCATCGTATATTATTGAGATAACTTTTAGGGAAGCGCTCTCACATACACGAGATACGATAATGGGGGTATTGTAATGTTTTATAATATAGACGATTTTTCCAAGAACGTTGCGGCACTGGATTTCCAACGCGCCAACATGTTTAGTTTGATTTTTGCAACCAATCCTTCAAACAACGCGAATGACATATTAGAATCTCTAGGTGGGGTGGGAACAATTTTCAATGGTGCTCCACTTGGCACATCTTTATTGGGTGACAACACATTTGGGAAACTTTTGAATCATGCAATCGAAACGGGCGCGAATAAGATCATAAACCAAACAGGCATAAAGAGGTTAGTTATTGGTGCAATGAACAATAGATTGGTTGAATCTTTACTAGGGGAATTTTCTGTTGGTCAAGCATTAATTGATTTCTTTGCTCTAAATATGGCGGATCGTGGTTTGTGGGTTGAATCAATCAACCTACCATCCCACACACTCGAATATGAGATGGATTATTCATATAAGAGTCCTTCTATAAAATTCAAGAATCGAACATATGAGCCATTAGTGGTCAAATTCAGAACAGATTCTATGGCAAATAATTACAGAGCCTTTATCGAGTGGAATCAGGCTGTAAAGGATCCGATATCTGGCCTCATGGCATTTGCTGATGATGTTAGTGCGGACATACAAGTTAATTTACATGATAGGAATGGTGTACCCCACACAACAACGATTTTTAATGGTTGTATCCCATTTTCAGTCGAGGAAGGTGAGGAGCTTGATTATGAATCCATGAACACAATCAAAACATTTACGGTCAAGTTCGCGTATCGATCATCTTTGTCTGGAAAGGTACCAATGGAGAAGGCTATGGAATGGCTAACATCAAGAGGAATTGATGCGTTGGTAGGGAAGGCTGGTCTGGTTAAACTTGATCCAAAATGGTTACATTCTGGTCAACAGACATTTAACATTTTTGGTAGATATTAAAAAATAAAAAGGGATAGACTATAATCAGTCTATCCCTTTTTTTATAGCTCAGAAACTTTCGTTCCCAATGTAATTGAGAATTTCTCACCAGACGAATTCACAGGCTTGTGGCAAGCAAATTCGTATAGGTCATATACAATCCCACTATAATGGTGTGCATGCTTCTCTGATGGTACTATGGCCTCCTCATCGATGGCTGTTTTTGATATATTATATGTTATGTCGTCATTGATTCCATAAATTATTTCCCAACCATCAGTCATCATGGATGATTCCAATGGAGACAAAGTATAATCATAGTTATACGGAAATGATGGGGTTGATAAATCATTAACGGTACCGAGTGTAGGGTTCGTCAATATTCTCGTCTTACCAACATTTACCTCACGCTTATCAAACGTATATATTTCCTCAACAATCTTATTTTTAGAAACATCAAGTTTTCCGATGTAGGTTAAATAATAGTCGATTGGTCTAGACGCAGGAAGGTTGCCGTCATATCTACCTTTATAACTATCCCGTTCTATCTTTCGTACATTGAGGCTCGTGCCATATTTTTCCAAAACACGAAGATAGAACTCTGACGAATTGGTAATTTCGGGCATCAACTTCTTGATTTTCTTATTTGTTGTCGTGGGATTTTCTTCGTTGAAGAAATCACGATAGCCAGCATAGTAATCATTACCATCTCCATATATCAAAATATAAACAAATTCAGGAGTAATTTCCGTGTTATCATTCATGGCGGAAACTATACTAGCTTCCAAGTTGGCTAGAGGGGGTCTGTGAATATAAGAATCATTGTAGAAATCACTCTGTCTTAGTGTTTCCGAATATCCCCTATAAACGCCACCACTAGTCGTACCATAAACGTTTGGATTATCATTCCTTTTACCAACGCCGAAAACCATAACCCCATCTTGATATTGAAAATAGTTACCCATCCTCCTTTCACCAGAGATCAATCCGTCTTTGAATTTATTTTGAACTTCTATAAATTTCTCGGATATTTTTCGGTCTACCACCTTAATCGGAAACTCCTTTTTTACCATGGAAAAGTTATGAAAGTTTCTTTCGATGTTTATCTGAATAAAATCATCATAGTAATATGAATTCTCCTCCGATAAGATACGGGGAATAACTTCGTTTTTCCCCATCTTCATAATTATATTTTCTGTCATATCACTCCTTTTCGAGCCACGCATATACCACAGATTTGGTATCTTTATCTGGTCTCAATCTAAATGTGTTATTTTCATCAACGATAATATCCAACCATTCCGTAACTTGAATCTTCCCAGTCATGACTTCATCTCGATCAACCGCGTTTATTTCAATTGCCGATGGTTTTGTTAATTCTCCATAAATCATACTCCAACCATTTGTTGTCGATGTAGTTTTATTGGTGAATCTACGAAACATTCTTTCTCCAACCATAAGTCGTTCTTGGATACTAGTTGGTGTGACAAATCTCTCATAAACGTAATCCATATCATATTTTGGATCCCCATCAGTAGCATAAACAACCTTTCCATCAACAACACTCCTTCCCGTGATATTGGTTGGTGGTAAATTCAACCAAGATTGATTGTTGGTTATTTCAGATGAGTTTGCTGGGAAAATATGGAACATATAACCATCCATAGTTCGATTACTCAATGAATTGCATTTTAATGGTTTTGTGAATGTATTAGCGCACGTGAATGTATTATCATCCACAAGAGACGCAAACGTTCCAGCCAACATAAGCTTCATATTTCCTGTATCAACGATATCATAATCTAAAGATTTATTCATATCGCGACGAACCAAATTTACAGAATCAGATTTTACGACTAACGATCCACCTTTGGCTGAAGAACCAAATCCCAATACAGTCTCACTTGCCGTTGTTGAAGATATAGATGACTCGTTATCAAATCTTACGGTTTTTGCATGCAATGCATTAGCCTTGATATTGCCAAATGAGGTACCATCTTTATTCTTTACACTCAACACTCCATCGTATACAAGTCTCGAATCACCAATAGAAACTACAGATGAAGTCAAGTTTGTAATCGTACCATTTGTAGAAGTAAACTTGGGTGCTGTAAGATCATTAAATGTTTGTTTAGGTGTTACAACATGAGATCGATTTAATAAGAATAGGTTATCAACACCATTGCCACCCACCTTATCTGAGTTAACAGCCGTAGCCTTCTTCGGTAAGTAATATTTGAACAAATCATTTAAACTATTCTGGGATACTATTCTCATATCTAGCTCATTTGATTTGACATCAACTATACCAGTTTCTTCATCACCTAATTTTGGAATCGCAGAACTGTTCCAAAATCTCGCCAAACCTTTCAAATCGTATGTAGATTGAACTGAATGGAGAGTGGATGGCGTAACTATATCCGAATGGTTAGTAGTGTCTAGAACGGTTTGTTTGGATGCTAATTTAGCAATACCAGTTCTTTTCTCAGTGGCAGTTCGTTGGCTTAGTGCATATGGGGTTATGAACAATGGAGTTGTATCATTGTCAGCAACGCCAGTCTGAACTTCCGATATAGAAGCTTTATAAACTAATCCAATTGCACTTTCTGTTGCAACCAATTGATGAAGCGTCTTGGGAGTTACAACTTTAGAAGCATCACTCCTATTATAAACACCCGTACCAGCGGAATCTCTCGCCTTTCCAGCAACCGCCTCGCTCGAAGAAACAAACGTTACAACGCCATACTTACCGCTCTCGTTAGGTCGTTTTTTATCCAATGTCAACGGAGTAATGGCCTTTGTATGTATAGTTCCAGCATCTACCTCACTCTGAGAAGCTATATACAATAAACCCTGCTGAGTCTCTGAAGATTTTGTATTGTGTAAAGTCAGTGGTGTCACAATCTTATCCGTGCTTTTACCTTCAAGAACTTCTTCCTTTGTTGCCAATGCAGAAATACCTTTACGGAGTTCTGTTGAACTGCGCTTTTGTAATTGTGACGGAGTAATGGCAACTTCCGAATTTTTCATGACATTTTCTAGTATATCATTGTCATTAACTAGAGCAACAATTCCAGCATGTTGAGGTGTGGCAGAGTTGGTGAAATACAAAAATTGTTCGATTCTACTAATGATCCATGCCGTACCATTCCAAACTAACTCAATGCCACCAATTCTTCTCTCATCTGGTTTGAAGCTCAAAGTTTTGGTAGTTGTGCTATTTTGTGTGTAATATTTACCAGACGCAGTTGCACCCAATCTGTTGTTGTTATAAGTAATGTTCGACGCACCGCCATCGATAGTTAATGTTTTATTTTCATTTACATCAATTAGAGAAATATGAACGTTATCATGAACGGAAGGATCTTTAGGTAGAATGATTCTTATATTTCCAACATTTGTTGTTGATGGTTTAACTACAACATCTTGGTATGGTTTAAGCGTTACCAAATCCGAAGACACTAATATAGTTTCTTTATCCTTTACACTCTTCGCCACATCCCAACGATTTATATTGGCATTATAGACGATTGTCGCATCCTTATATGTTGTCAAATTGAACGTCTTAGACCCGTGAATTGTTGCTGAAGATGTTAATGGTACCACAATATCGATACTAGCATCGGTTCGATATGGGGTGGTAATTTTAATGTAATCCCCGCTGTTCGCATACGTTGGTAGAATTAATTTAAATTTCGTATCACTGGGTTCCGTGGCCATGAGTATTATTGTCTCACAACTCTGCGCCTTATGTTCATCGACATTTGGGTGTATGATTTTATTTAAAGTTGGAATGTCCAAATCAACCTTTACGTTCCACATACCATTGATATAAGTGAAAATGCTCATCGATAATGGTATGGTTAAGTTTATTGTCGATGACATTAATGGTGCCAATTTATCATATCTAATGTTATTTCGAGTTGATGTGACCGACAACTTGTTCGTGCCCACATGGCCACCAACATCATAAATGTAAATCGTTTCACCTTCTCTGGGCATTTTTGGTAAATTAATATCCAGAGGGTTGCGTTCCGTGTTAACTATGATATAATCACTGGCATCCAAAGAAACCTTGGTTGTATCCAGAGATATTTTTCTCCAAGCAGGAGGGGCTTTTAAAATGTTCCAATCTTTATCATTGAATACGCCCGCAGGACTCTTTATTTCTTTGTTTGACAAATAGAACCCATTGTTGTATACTGTGACAAAACCGATTGGGTATCCACGGTTTTGGTCATACGTTAAAACACCTTTGAATTGTTCAAAATGATATTTGTTAATACCATCGGACATATCGATAGGATTTCCTAAATTCGTTAATGTTTCGCCATTGGCGTCGAACCCATATTTGGATTCGAATTTTTTATCATTCATGGTGTGCACCCCGATAGTTAAAAATTGTTAATTATTTTGCCTAAATCTATTTATAGTAAAGGAGAAAAAATGGAAGATATTCTGGATATGTTTTCTGACATGTCTAATAATGAAAAGAATCATCGAAATGTTGTTTTGGTGGACGTTTCATATTTTGCACAAAGGGCATTTCACGGTTATTTCAGATCGAATGAAAAGGTTTGTCATGTATCAATGAGATATACATTATTATATACACTTTTGAATAGATTCAAACAGTTAAACATTTCACCGATGACACACAGAATTGTTTTTTGTTATGATGGAAAGAATTATTGGCAAAAGGTCATTGCCCCCTATTATAAGTGTAGACGAAAGGAAAAAAGAAGAGACGGAAAAGATTGGGAAGGATTTGCTAATAGTATGAAATCTCTTAGAGATGAGTTGATCGAATATTTTCCATTCACGGTACTTTACATAGACGATGTTCAATGGTATAATGAAAACACACAGACCTACCATAGAAGTGGTTTGGAGGCCGATGACGTTATTGGAATTTTATCAAAGCGCTTGACATCCGAAGACAGAAATGTTATAGTTATGACAGGCGACGGAGACTTCACGCAATTGGACTATCTCCCCAACCTTAAAATCATTGGTTATGATGGTGGTGAGATAAAGGCGGAGCATGGTTGTGGGACATTCGACCTGATTCATAAAATTGTAAATGGTGATGCGAAGGATGATGTTGCTAATATTAACATGAGATCTAATTACTGGGAAACTAAAATGGATGGAGAACGACAGATTAGTGCAAAGGAATTGGCTCGTAGTATTTGTGATGTTGAAGATCCATTCACACTTTTAACTCCAGAGCAATCGGAGAGATATATTGAGAATCGTATTCTTAAAGATTTCAATTACATACCTAAGGAAATGGTGGAGTATGTAAATAAAGTCTACGATGAGTATGATGTAAACCACAATGGAAAATTTAGAGAGTTGTTTTTAGATTTACAGGTTAAAGATGAGATCATACAAGATAATCTTGTTGACTTAATCGAAAAAGTTTTGTAAGATATTATGGAGAGATAAATGGATACAAACCAAACGGAAAAGATCATTCGAGAAATTCAATATATTAGAGATAATAACATTGAATCCGACTCGTATTTAACTGCGACACTAGTATGGATGGATAACAATGATATTAGCTTGAATGACCGAAATTTTTTAAATAAGGTTCCGTCGGTTATAATCGAATTGATTCGCGATGAGGCTTTCTCAGAAAATCTCATCAAACCATCAATGAATCCGTTGACCAACGTCAGTAAAAATGGCGCATTTGAGGATTTATTTTTTTAAGGGCTGTAGCAATGTTAAGTTTGAAGGTTCCAACTGAGGATAATTATAGAATAACACCATTGAGTGTTTGTTCACTTTATCTTTTGATAAAACTACATTTTCAGGGAAAGTATGATGCAATCAAATATAACTGGAAATATGGAATAACCAACGCATCCTTCAACTCACGAAGAGATAAAAGATTCTTTGAAAGGATTGCGTATAAATACACTATACACGAACTGACCTACTTATTTGTTTCATCTTTTTTGATGGATACGAATGACTGGATAGGTGGTGTGACATCCGAGCAGGCAGGAATAAATTATAGGAAATACGATACCCTTTTGAGAATGTACAGTAAAGAGTTCAGAAAGGAAGTTCAGATAATATTAGCACTGTGTGTTCGCGACAATCTAAAGCTGGTTGATATGTTTTCATATGACAAACAAAAAGATACAACTAGAATTTTTAGTCTGTTGAAAATGGGGATCATTAAGTACGAAACGTTTTTGATCCTTGACAGGATGTTAAATTTGATCGAAAGATCGGATGTTGATATGTCGGATAACTACGAATGGTTGAAATATTCAACCGTCCTCAAGGCATATCGAAGATTGTTGATTATAGATGAGGGAATGTCGGTTGACATTTTCGTAGATGAAGTAGAAGACAAACTTAAAACGGTATTAAGTAAAGACAAACTTTTAAACAAAATGAAATTAAACGGAGATAGAATATAATGGAATCATTATTAGACTTATTTAACAATGACATCGATGCAGTTGGTGTATTATCAAAAATTGAAGAAAGTGAAAATGGCAATGCATTTGAGCCACTTTTAAAGAACGTGTTTAAATTGACTGGAGACGAAGGATCTGTTCTTATGAGAATTCTCCCACCAATGAAAACGTTCAAAAACAATACGGTTCCATTTCAGGAAGTTAAGCGTCACTTCATTAAAATTGAAGATGTAGTTTATGACTCGATTTGTGCTGGATGGTTTGGTGATAACTGTGCAGTATGTGAATTTGCACGCGAAAATAAAATCAACTACAACAATTCAGATAGTCCGTACAAACCTTATTACAAAGGTGACTTCAAAGCGAAAATTCCAAGACTTCAAGTTACGGAAGAAACGTGGGTGAACGTTTATATTGTATCCGATAAAGCTGATCCCAAAAACAACGGAAAGATTTTCCAATATAAGTTACCATACTCCATCAAGAACGCATTGAAAGAGGTATATCGCGGTAATGCAGATTTGAAAATTAAACCAAATGATCCATCTAACTTAATGACTGGTCAATCGCTATACATTAAGTATCAAATTGGATCAAATAAATTCCGAAACTATGATGGATCAATGTTCTTGGCACCTTCTGTAGCAGTGGATGACAAAGATCAACCTTTGGTCAAAAATGAAGAATTTTTGGCACAAATTAAAGACGGTTTAATCCAAGATTTGTATGATTTGGTTGATCCAGAAACACGTTTGTATACGAAAGAAGAATCACATGATAAATTTTCTACGATTAAAATGTTGATCGATAAGCAAATTTATGGAGATTCTGATGCGAAGAATAGTTCTGATCGATTGAGTAGCGCATTTGATGCTCCACCAACCAAGAAGGATACTAAACTTAGCGATGCGGATTATGAAGAATTGACGAAGGGAAATTCTTCAACTTCAAAACCGTCCAAGGTTTCAACTAGCGCTAAGAGTGTTGATGATGAGTTGGCCGATTTGGAGGATATCCTTAACGACGAGAAGGCAGTCGAAAAGGAAAAGGTTGATGTTATGGATGATTTAGATTCCATCTTGGCTGGATTGGAATTAGACGAAGACTAATAATATTGATGTTGATATTCGTGGGGTGTTATCAAACACCTCGCGAAATTTCTGAGGACTATATATGAAAGAAATATGCGTACTCATTGGTGTTAATCCAAAAACGAAGGTCATGTATGAAGTTGGGATGGAAACTGTTGTGGATATCAAAGGCGCGGAAAAATATCTAGAAAATTTCGAAATTGTTGATATGGAAAAATTCAATGACCTGTTAGGAATTGAGAAATTAATAAACGTTTTTTATATCATGAATTACGACACTTCATTTAATGTGAAAAAGGTCAAAAAACACATTTTTGTTAAAATGTATGAAATGTATCGTCAAGACGACAAGCGTTCAAGTTTGATCAAAAATGAAATGGTAGATGGAATGTCGAAAGATGATATCAAACTTCTGGATAGAAGAATGTGTCGCTTGGCGTTTAAAATGAAAGCGAATGTGGCACAATAATGTTTTATGAAATAACACGGGTTGTTAATAAGCACCACGAAGACTATGATGTGCTTATACAGAGGGGTACAAAATGGGGGAACCCATACAAAGAAGGTTCATTGGATTATAAGTTGTCGATGTTCAGTGAATACTTCTTAAACCAAATAAGATCGGGTCATATAACATATGACGATCTAAAAGAATTAAGAGGTAAGAGACTAGGATGCTCTTGCAAGCCCAAGAGATGTCATGGGGATTTCATTGCCGAATGCGTTGAATTGTTGTTTTCGGATTTATATTCCCGTGAATCAAAAGAGAAATATTTTAATATGGAGATAAAGCTAGATAATGAGTATTAATACAGTTATTAAAAGTGATGGAACAGAAGTACCCTTTGATCCGAATAAAGTTAATAAGTGGGCGCAATATGCGTCAGACAATGGTGTTCCTTGGTCTGATATCGCACTTAAGGCATTTCGAAAATGTTATGATGGTTGTAAAACTAGTGATATTCAAAAGGCCATGATTGATGCGTGTGTTGAGATGGAAGATCAAGCTCACTTGAAAATGGCTGGACGAATCCTTTTGGGCTCGATATATAAAGAAGCTCATGGTGGGTTTAAAAATATCCCAACGCTAAAGGATTTCTATCATGATATGGTTCAAAAAGGCTTGTGGGACGATCTTGGATACACCAATGAAGAATTGGATGAGTTGGAAGATGTTATTGATCATGATAAGAATCTAAGTGAGAGTTATGGTTATACCGCATTGAAACAGATGCGCGATAAGTATTTAATTCAAGATTTGATTAATCACGTTTGCCACGAATCCCCACAATTTATGTTCATGGGTGTTGCTCTACAGGCGATGGTTAATCAGCCAAAAACAACAAGAATCGAGGATGTTAAGAAAACATACGAATATCTAAGTGACTTGAAGATCAATTTATCTACGCCGATGTTGGTCAACCTTCGAACCAAAAATAAAGGTTTGGCATCATGTTGTGTTTATACAACAAACGACACAGCAGATAGTCTGGCCACAGGTGATCATATCGCTTATATGATGACATGTGCGAGTGCTGGGATTGGGTCCCATCTAACCACGCGCTCTAAGGGTGATCCAATTCGCCATGGATCGGTTGTCCATCAAGGGAAGCTTCCGTACCTACGAATGATCGAATCTGCGGTGCACGCGAATAAACAGGCGTGCTACGATGCTGAAACTTATATATTGACGAACACAGGATTTAAGTTATTCCGTGAATTGGGGGATGATGATCTTGTTGCTCAAGTTGATGATTTAGGTGAAGTTAGTTTCGTTGAACCGTTAAACCGATTTGTATATCCTAATGTTGAAAATATGGTATTATTCGATCGTGGGAATGGTGTGGGTCAAATGGTTACAGATAATCACCGAATGGTCGTGGTGATCAACAATTCTATTGAATTGAAGGATGATGGATCGGATGTTGATATCACTGAACAAGATTTATATGATTTTGTCAAAGCTAGTGATTTAGAATTAAACGATAAAACCTTCTTCCCAGTTACAGCAACTACAATCAATAAGGATAGTCGCAATCTAAAATATTGGGAAAATATGCTTTTGTATGCAATCTGTAATGTAGATGAAAGATTTGGTGTATATGAATTGGATGGCAGTGAACTTCACTCAACGTTAGGGCAATTAGTAAAGCTTTACAATGCGGAAGATAATGGTTTAGATGATTTGGAATTAAAAACTATTGGTGGTAATGACATTGCGGTTAATGATATTCCAGTTCGATATTTGTATGATAAATTTATTGGCCGCGGTTTGGAAAATTTTGGTCTTGGTACAATCAAAGAAATCATCGATTGTATCGAAGCATATTCACAAACTATTGATGGTAATAAAGTTATTAAAACGTACTTCCAAAAGAATTTATTACAGGCATTGACAGCCTTATCAGGATTGCGAGTTGAGTTGCATGACAAAACTCATAACATTGGGAAGAATCTTTCGCATGATTATGTTTCATATACCATCGATAGATCTGCACCATCATTAGTTTGTACAAATGAATATACCAAAAGTGTCGTTGAGTATAACAGTGAGGTGTATTGTGTTGAGGTACCATCAAATAGAATTATTGTAAAACGCCGTGGTGACATCATGGTTTGTGGCAACTCTAGAGGTGGGGCGAATACATCTTACTTTAGTGTTCTTGATCCTGAAATCGAAGATTTGATCGTTTTAAAGAATCCAACGACAGTTACCCAGAAACGTATTCGTAATATCGACTATGCAGTCAATGTAAACCGTCTTTTCTGTGAGAAGGTTGCACGAAATGAAGACTGGTATACAATCAGTTACTATCATGCGAAAGAACTCCATGACGCCTTCTACAGTGGTGATTATGACGAGTTTAAGAGAATGTATGACAAGTATGAGAATAGTGAACATGCTGTTAAGTATAAAGCTCGTGAGTTGGCAATTAAATTCTTAACCGAATCGGTGGAGACTGGTCGAGTATATATTCATTACGTTGATGAAGCGAATCGCCACACACCGTTCAAAGATAAGATTTATTCAAGTAATTTGTGTGTTGCTCCAGAAACATTGTTATTGACAAAACATGGTGAGATCCCTGTATACACTTTAGAAAATAAGGAAGTTGATGTATGGAATGGTAAGGAATGGTCTACGGTTACAGTTCGTAAGACTGGAGAAGATCAAGAATTGCTGTTGATAAAATTCAGTAATGGCGTAACGATGAGAACAACTCCATATCATAAGTTTTATAGAGCAAATAATAAAATTTACAATTTCAAAACGGGTAGAATTGATAGATATAGAACGATTTATGATGAAATTGAGGTTCGTGCTGGTGAATTATGCGCCGGTCATTATATTGCTAATTTCGTTATGCCTAGTGGTGATGAGGTAGATGATGTTTATGTGGTTAGTGTGGAAACAGCAAATAACGACAGTACATATTGTGCCAATGAACCTATGAGAAACCGTTTGTTCTTTAATGGTATTGAAACAGGCAACTGCTCTGAAATCGAATTGCCTACAAAAGGATTTACGAATGTCATGGATTTGTATTCGGATGAGCCAGAAGGAGAGATTGGTCTTTGTTCTTTATCATCGTTGGTACAGGGTCGTATCTCCGATGAAGAGTATGAAGATGTTGCGTACTATGTTACACTTTTAGTAGACAACACGATTGATCTTATGGATTATCCTTTCCCAGCACTTCGTCGAACGGCACAGGCTCGTAGAAGTATTGGTATTGGTATGACAAATTTGGCACATGACTTGGCTTCTCGTGGATTATCATATACCACTCAGGAGGGTAAGGAATATATTCACCAAGTGGCAGAAAGGCATGCATATTGGTTGTATCGAGCGAGTTTACGCATCGGTCAAGAAAAGGGCAATGCGGAATGGATGTATAAGACTGAGTATCCAGAAGGATGGACACCGTTGAGTACATACAACCGAAACGTTGATGGTGTTGTTAAAGCTGATATTAGATTTGATTGGGATAAATTATCAGAGGATATTAAAGAGAATGGGGGGATTAGAAACTCAACATTGATTGCGATTCCACCAAATGAATCATCATCACAATTGACGAACACAACCAACTCAGTATATCCTATTCGTAGCTTGAAGGTTATTAAGACATCGGGCACAGGTCGAAACATTCTTCTTGCACCAGATTATGATACGTTGGGTGATAAATATGATATCGCATGGGATGTTCCATCCAAAGATCTCATTGAGATGTATGCAATTATTCAGAAGTTTACCGATCAGGGTATCAGTCCAGATTTGTATGTTTCGTATAAGGATTCTCAGTTGTTGTCATCAAGATCATTACTGGCTGATTTCTTATTAATGATGAAGCTTGGATGTAAGTCTCGATACTATATCAACTCGCAGTCTGGTGTTGATGTAGAGGCCTCGAAGGATGGCGTTGAAGTAATTGATGGTGATCTATCATGTGAAAGCTGTGTGTTGTAAATAATATATAAATAATATATAAATAAAGGGGCGAAAGCCCCTTTTTATTAGGAGAAAAAATGATTAATAAAATGCTATTGATTGGAAGTTATATGGATCGAGAATCCCTCTTAGAAGCTCAAGATAGCATGCGAAATGTATTACACACATATCCAGATTTTGGTGTAAACTTTATACCGCATGAGAATATCATGATGATATTAGACGCCTATATGAACGGGAATACTTATGACACGACTAGATATAAGGCATATACACCAGTAAGAACAAAAGATGCTGGTAAAAGAATTAGACCGTTATTTTCTGGTGGTTTTATAAACCTTATGGTTGACTACAACTATAAACATGTCTATAATGGGGACATATCCAAATGTTCGACCATAGATGATGCGAATTTAACCGACGAGGATCTTTTGGAATATGTAAATGTACATTTTTATACACCACACAAATTTCTACCAAAAAATGAAACCCCATACAACTTAGCATCCGTTTTATGTGTTGCGAAGGCTCTGAGAGATAGTAATTATGCTATGGTGATGGTTAGTAATGAGGTTGGACGAGTTGGTAAGAGGTATGATATCAGCGATGTGTATAGAGATGATAAAATTGCACTAACTATGATGGAATCCGATGAAAATTGGAAACCTATAAATTGGATAACCAATAAATTGGTAGTTTATGAGAAGGGAAGTGATGAAAGAGACGATCAAGAATTATTACCACCCACTCCATGAAATATTCACTAGGGAATATGGGTGGATGCCGATTGACCGATTATTTGAAAAATATGCCAGTGGTAGAATGCTTCATATAGGTGAATATGATGTTTTTACAAATGAATTTGCATACACCAACGACTATGCTATCATCGATACCAAGGTAAGGAGTTGTACATATCATTTTGGAAACTTCTTTGGGAGTATGGTACAATTTAACGTACATCCCCATTGTGAGGTTTTTGTTAGTATCGATGGTGGTGAAACTAGGGAATTTTTAACAGCGACGCAAATTCATAAGCTTCAATTGGATGGAAAGGCTGTGCAATTCTTTAATATGGAGAGTCTCCATGATATCAAAAACAATGGAAAACGAATACGCTACTATACGGAACAGTATAAGGAAAATTATACCTACAGAAGTGGTATATTATATGGCGTTATAAATAACACGGGTTGTCTACTGTCTAAATATAGAGGTAAGTATACATTACTCGGAAGCTTCATAGGAGGAGAATAAATGGGCAATATGGATTTATTTTTAAATGGGATTGAATATAGTAGTTTGACAGTGAATGGCATGACTAATATTATCACGGTGGAAGGTGAACCGAGTACGTTCACACTATATGATCTTAACAATATTCCAAATCGCCAAGATTATATCACAAACGGGGATATATCCCTACGTATTGATGATATCTATCCCATAGTCAAAAAGAATGGTGTGACTAACGTATTTCATCATGGGAAGGTTCTTTCTTTCGAAATGTCGAAGAAGATTTTAATTGATAAGGGTCTAATTGAGAGTGGTATTGACAATCTATTAGACAATGGTTATATCGTGTATGTCCAATGTATCGACACACACAACAGACCAGATAGTGCCATTATCGTTTATATCTCTAAGATGGATAGCGATGAACCAGAGATTTACCCATATAATCAGGACATCAAGGATACAGAGATTGAACTTGTTATCAGTGAATCTGGCGCAGCCCCAGCTTATATTTTGGAGGGGTTGAAGTATGAATACGACACTGATCGCGAGTGGTTTAAAAGAATTCCACTATCCCTTCGAAGTGCGTTTATGCTACATACCGATACCAGACGGGTAAATAAGATGTTGATGTCGCCAACCGATGTTTTAGAGAACTCGCTATCATGCGAAGAATATGAAAAATATGGCCAATTGGTTAAAAGTATGAATACTATAAGCGCCAATGTTGTTGATATATATTCAACAACAAATTCAAATGAAAGGTTGAATGCTCTAATTCGAGGAGGATTGGGAATCTTAACACCTTATGTAAACATGGATGTATCTTATGCATTGATTCAGCTTTATAGAATCTGTGAGGAAGATGTTAAACAATTAAAGCAATTGTTGGTATTGACCAACAATAATATCGAGGGGTGGACATGATCAATAATATGTTGTCGATTGTAATATTAGTCGTTTTTGGATCTATGCTATATATCTCACACGACTATAAAAATAAAATTAAAAGAATGGAGAAAGAACATGAAGAGGAAATTCTAGTTCTCAATACGAAACACACAGAAACGGTAAACTTGTTGAAGGGTGAGTATGCAAAGCTCAACGACTTATATACAAGACGGTCATTGGAAGTTATTGAATTTCAAAATAAACAGGAAAAAATAATGGAAGAGTTGTCTAAACTTGATGATATGGCCAAGACGGAACCCGAAACTGTAGAAAAAGTGATCAATAATACATTTGACAACTACATGCGGGAGGTATATAATGAGACGCATAGCAACAGTGATGCTAATAACAACTAGTATATTAGTTGGGTGTACCGTGGCTAAACGGGAAATTGTTATTGATAAACCAGAAGTATTCCACCCATCATTCCCTTCACCAGTCAAACCGAGAAAGGTTGATTTTGAGGTAGTCTATATAGACGAGAAGACGATGATTAGAATGAATATGGACAATTATAAAAAATTGTCTATTTACTTGGAAGACATTTTGAGATATATTAAAAACATCAATGGTGTGGCATGTCATTATCGCCACGATTTAAACGAAGATTTTTGTAAAGAGAGATAAATATTATGAGTACCATTCAGATTAAAAACATGCACGAAGTTAAAGACTTGGATATCCCACAACGCACATTGGAAAGAGCTATTGAGAAAATCAATTCACTAAATAAGATCAAAGTTAAAGTTCAGGGTTGGATCGTGGATTTTTCCACAACTGATAAAAACGGCGTGTATGATGAATCTGGACAACACATCACTGGGTATTTTATTGGAGAAGGTGATCCTAGACATGGCCAATTGATCACAACTGCCAGAATTGAAAATAATTCTCAATTCTACGGTTACAAAATGTTAAAGACTGTTGGTATTAACAACAACCCTTATTTTTTATTAGAATGGGAAGATTAAATATATGAGCGAAGAATTCTTATTAACCGAATCTAATGCCGAGAAAATCGAAGATTTGGACGAAGAAAATAAAACACGAGCCAAGAAGTTGTTGGAAGAAATGGCGAATGGGGGAAATGATGATTAACGAAAATAAGATTATGTTATATGGCAACGATGCTAGAAAACCAATTTACCTCGGTATGAAAAAGGTTTATGACGCGGTTAGAATCACTATGGGTCCCGCTGGTCGAAACGTTCTTATCGAAGACGTGACGATGAAACCGATGGCCACAAAAGACGGTGTAACGGTTGCCAAATCCATTAAATTGAGTGATAAGAAGCAAGATATGGGGGCACAATTAATTAAGAGTGTTTCTCAGAAAACTGCGGATACATCGGGTGATGGTACGAGCACAAGCACTGTATTATCATTCAGTCTACTTGAAAATGGTTTAAACTATCTTTCGGAAAATAAATTTTCTAACCTCATCGACTATAAGCGGGGTATGGATAAGGCAACAGATGATGTTGTTGCAATGATCAAAGAATACTCTATTCCATGTGAGACCAAGGAAGATATCTATAAGGTAGCGATGATTTCTTCTAACGGAGATGAAAAAATTTCCGAGCTTGTTACAGAAGCAGTTTATAACGCGCGCAAACTAACGAAGGATGGTTCGATTACTATCGAGACATCAAACAAGTTCGAAAATAGTGTAGAGTTGAATGATGCGATGGTTTTACATGGTGGTTATGGGAGAGCATACCCGTTCGTAAACGATTTAGCAACCAACTCCGTGATGTATGATAATGTTCGCGTTTTATTATTTGATGGGTCTTTAGGTGACATCAGCCCATCTCTTATTGGCGTATTTCAGGAATGTCGCAAAAATAATGAGGCATTGGTAATTATTGCAAATGAATTTAGTAATAATGTTATCTTAAACTTGACACACAACGTCAATAAGAACGGTTTGAAGTGTACGATCATTGAGTCGCCTGATAGCGGTACCCAACGTAGAAATGTTCTTGGTGATATTGCGATTGCGACATCGACGAAAATTTTTGGTGGAGAGGGCACAACAATCTCAGTATTGGAATCTTTAACTCATAAGGATTTGGGTTATGCTAAGAATGTACAAGTCTTCTCAGATAAGTCTTATATTAAATTGGGTATTACGGAAGAACATGCGGAAATCAATGGTCTTGATTATGATGAGTTCAACAATTTTATCTATTCTTCGATTAAGGATCGTAGTGCTGGTATTCTGAAATCAGTTGAAAAATCAAAAAATGCTTATGAAATTAGACAGGCTGAAAAGCGAGCGGAAAATCTTTCGGCGATTAAGGCGACGATCAACGTTTATGCATTAACGGAAGTTGAAGTTAATGAAATTAAACAAAGAACTGAGGATGCAGTATTTGCAACAACTTCAGCAATCGAGGAGGGATATGTTCTTGGCTCGGGATTAACATTGGCTAAAATTGCAAAGCATCTGTATGAAAATTCAGACGAGTTGAAGGATGATAAGCGCAATATTTCCTTTATCAACGGGTATAAAAATGTTCTCATTTCGATTTCACGACCATTTATTCAAATTCTAAACAACGCATTCCACACAGCGGATGTTTTAGGTGTTGAAACTGGTGATGAAGAATTTACGACGATTGACGTTGATTTCGATTTAGAAAGTGTACGTGGGTTTAATGTAAGAACCCTACAGTATGTGGATGACATGGTGGAAAGTGGAATTATTGATCCATCAAAAGTTATTCGATGTGCCATTCAGAATGCAAACTCTGTAAGCTCGGTTGCGTTGACGACAGGGTGTATGATCTTTAGTGATGCATACTATACAGAAGAACTTGCATCAAGAGAGAATCATGAGTTGATGTTCGCTGGGGATAGATAGGAGTTGGAATGAATTTAGGGGATAGAATGGATATATTCCATATGACATCCGCGTGGATGCTATCTCAACACTCCAATTGTTGCTCGAAGAAAGTTGGTGCGATTCTTGTTGTTGACAATCGCATCATCTCTTCTGGATATAATGGTACAAGGAGTGGATGGAAAAATTGCATAGACCATGCGAGAGACGAGGGATGGTTGATTGATGGCCACTACCTTCGATCCGACAAGAGACATTTACATAGAGAATGGTCTATGATAAACGAATATCATGCAGAAGCTAATACACTGGATACAGCATCACGAAACGGCTTTAAAATCGAAGGAAGTACTTTATTTGTAAATATATCACCGTGCGTAGAATGTTGCAAAAGAATAGCTAATAGTGGCGTTGTGAGACTTGTATATTCTGAGGAATATGATTTTTCATCGAATGATTGGAAATTATTCCTCGAAGAGAATGGTGTGGTAATCGATAAAATAGGTTTGGATGCTATTAAAGTTAGTAGCCCGTATATTAATACAGACGAATTGAAGTTTGATACAGTAAAGGAAATCAAATGAGTAAAGAATTAAAAGAAATTGATGGAAAGGTGGCATATACCTCTAGTACGGGGTTTGTGATTGATCACGACATTCGAGATGATACAATTATCATCAATGATGAAGAGTTATATGATAAATCGGTTGGATATGCAAAAGATAATGATGGTGCATTGTTGACTGACTATCCAATGGAAGTATTTGGGGACATGGTTCTATTAGAGAATAATACCAAAACGGCAAGTCCTAATAAACTAAGAACGTATGGTGACTTTGAATTCCATTCCGAAAAGGAGGATCATGGTCAACTTGGTGGATGGACAGTGGTTGCAGTGGGACCTTTGGTCACTCGAGTTAAAAAAGGTGATATGGTAGGCAACCCAATCGGAAACTCTGTTACAGTAGTACAACACCCGTTAATCGCATTGCGAAAAACTGTAAAGGATCGCAATGGCAATGAAGTTCTTGCGACTAAGGAAGAATTGGATTATGTTTACACGTTGGTTAACCATCAGTTAATCGGATTGAAGTATCATTAAAAAAAGCCCAGTAAATATAATTTACTGGGCTTTTTCTATGCATCCTTATATTCTACATCCACTTCCACATCTTCATAAATTGTGTTTTTCGCATTGGTGTTTTGATCTAATAGATTCTTAATTTCTTTCGCACGCTCTACAATAGCATCATATCGAATGCTATCTCCAACGTCATCGAATAAAATGAGAGCAATCTCTCGCAGTGTATCTAATCTAAGCTCGGACTCCTTTCGCAATTCTTCGTAACTTTCTTCGTATAATTTTGTTAGATCGTAAATCTCGGCTTTCAGAGTTAAAATTTTATGTTTTAAATCCTTTTCTACATCGATTTCCATTTTATTTCTCCATAATATATTTGATTTTATGTTAAAGATTTGATATATTCATCCCTTCTTTCTAGATAACTATGCTCACGAGCATCATCAAGTGTCATTCTTGGCATAACATCATGACCATTTGCATCTAATAGATTGAACATGTTATATCCGAATTCCACATTCATTACCATTGGATAATCTGATCCTGCGGTATGGTTGAACGTTGGTGGATATAATAGGTGTGGAAAGGGTTCTACAAATTCATGAATCGCCACAGTATTCTCTTTGAGGTTGTCCAAAACATGGATGTACATACTAAGACCAGACACCGCACGAAAGCTTTGATTTTTATAAGATTTGTAATTCTCTATAGCCAACATCCATTGGAATATTTCCTTCCAAGATTTCAATTCTCGATCAACCAAGATTGAAATGTTAATTGGTTTATAAATAAGTGCTGTCCCCGGCAACATTGATACACTTTTACCAAATGGTTGTGACGGAACTTTCGTCAATGGAAGTTCTAATGTTGGTGGTACATATGACTGAACTTGCATCTGGACGGTTCCAGTCATTTCATGGTCTGGTATCACTAACATATAATTTGTGGCCGATGTTGTATTTAGTATTGACATAATGATTAGAATCCAGTATAATTTAATAACATTATTTATAGGAGACTGTTAATGAATGGTGATGTGCTGAATGAAAAAAAGAGAGCACTTGGACGAAGAAGAATGCCTGAAACCGTAAAAAACTTTGATTACATTTCATTGGAGGAATTGATGGATGATAAAGTTAATGTATATGGCATCAAAGATCAACCTGCTCCTGATTTCTTTAGTATGAGTAATAAAAGTGATGTGTATTACTTCATGCGCGACAAACTCGAAATGGTTTTGGAAAACACGAATGGTGCATTCCCGACTAACTTTTTAAATAGCATGTATATAGAACTGCGTAAAAATTATTATTTTATGATGATGGATATATGTGGGGCTAAGATTGTTGCGAACAGAATGGCAGGCGTTCATAAATTTCAATTTGATAAAGTATTGAAAGCTCATGGCGCGTATGATTATTATAGCCCAAATCTGGGTAAACATTTGGAGGACATTAAAATATGATTTCGAAAATCATGGCTTTGGAAGACGGCACTATAGATTATATTGTCGTATCGGAAAAGGAAGAAATATTCATTAATGTTGTTGTCGATAATAACATCATCCTATTAACGAACGTGGGGATGATCAATACGGCCGATAAAGAGATGATTTTTAATGGGCACATGACTGTGCAGACTGTGGAATATCGTGGAATGTTGGGCTTCTTTATGGCGTTAAACAGCGTTTATTCCTACATTCTTAGTAAGGTTGATAGTGGGGAGTTTCTTATGAGTGATATTGAAGACCTTGCATGTGAGACTACAAAGGATATCTCATATCTCAAGAGAGAGGCCTACTCAAGTTTAGACGAGACCACTCGAAAGGGTCGTAAAAGAAAAAAATTTCTCGATGATATTTACATGGGGCGTTTCGATGATTGATTCTAAGGATGAAAGTTTCTTTTTGGTGGATTCGGAAACGATGAGTACTCTAGACACCTCGGTGATAATGGACTTTTCCATGGTTTTTGTGGATATGGCAAGAATACACGACCTACATAGAAATGTTCAGGGGGATAAGTTGGAACCATTACCATTTGGAAAATTCTTGAAGTTACCATATATCAAAACCATATCGGTGTTTCCAGATATTAAGGAGCAGTTTGAAATCGGCTCCACCAAAGATGAGCGTGCTATAAAATTCTGGGAGAACCAATTGGAAAAAACCGACAATATTAAATATAAGGAGTATATCCAAAAATTATTCAGTTTGGAAGGAAAGATGG